CAGAGGATAGCGGAGGCTGGGGAGATGGTGACGGTGTTTGGGAGACAATAGGCACAATATCGGGGCATATGAGGGTTCTAGGAGCAAGTGAGAGGTCGGACATGGGCGAGCTAGTAACAACGCATAGGCTATACACTAGGGACAAGGATATTATGTATGGGGACATTATAGAAAAAGATGGGGCGAAGTATGATGTTAAGCTAGTGGACCACAAGGCCATACCTACTAGCGATATGGATTTTGTACAGGTAGATTGCGAGATGATTATATGAAATTTAAATCTAACAAGCGGGGCATACTAGACGAGCTAAAGCGGAGGGAGAAGGCAGCGCTAGAGGCTATAGGGCAGTATGTAGTAGGGGAGGCCAAGACAAGGACCCCAGTAGATACGGGCTATCTAAGGGCTTCTAACCTCCACAGGGTGCGAGATACAAGCGTTATAGTAGGTAACACAGCGGAGTATAGCTTATTCGTAGAAAAGGGCACGAGACATCAAAAGGCCCAACCATACCTAGAGCCAGCGGTCGTGGAGAATAGGGGCAGTATTGAGAGAATAGCAGAACAATATTTAGGGAGTGATTAGATGGATAAACTCCTAACATTTGCATATAACGAACTGAAAAAGACGGGATATAAGGTATATGACAAGGTACCCCCTAAGGGTGCGGACTATCCCATGATACAGTACAACATCAATCAATCATTTAGAAACAAAGATCCACTACTATATACATTGACGGTTGATGTATGGGATAGGTCCAACAGCACCCAAAAAGTGGAGCTACTAACCAACGAAATAGATGAAAACCTAGAAGGTAAAAACTATACAGATGAGCATATACAGGTAAGGGTACTAAGGCAGTCAAGGCTAAGGATAGATGACCCAGACTTAGAGCTAAAGCGGAGACAGTTAAACTATCAGCTAAGAGTATTTTATAAGGAGTGATGGCATGGATAAGATTAAGGTAGAAAACCTTGAGCATATCGTTATAGATGCAGGGGTTGTATACCTAAACTATGGAGTAGAAGGCAAGGAAAAGCTACTAGCACCTTGTAAGGGCGACAATGTGTTTAATGTAGAGGCAGAGCTTAGGGAGATAGAGGCTAACAGCCTAAAAGGCAAGACTAAGGGGCTAAGGCGTAAGATTAGGGAGGATGCAAGCCTAAGGGTAAACCTTATGGACCTATCACTAGACAATGTAAAGTCTATGCTCCCAGGTAGCAGGCTAAGCGGTAAGATACTAAAACATGGATGGGATATAGAAGATGAGGACTATATAGAGAATGTAACTATAATAGGCGAGGAGCTAGGCGGAGGGTTTAAGCGGATAACCATATATGATGCCTTGTCGGATGAGCCAGTAGAGATAACCTTAGTAGAGGATGACGAATCGGCAGTAGAGGTCCAATTCTCAGCTCACCATGATTTACCAGGGGCGGAGGACTATGACTTTTGGGAGGTTGAGGACCTAACAAGCCTTGCAAACACAGAGCCAGAAGATTAACGATAGGGTGGGTTAATCCTGCCCTATTTTATCTAGGGGGTATAGTATGAGAGCATTGGAAACTAGGGACTTAGGACTATTTAGCAAGATAATATCTAAAATGGAGATACGGAAGGACATAACATCACTATTCACAACCTTAGACGTAGACAGAAAAGAAGGCATGACGGATGAGGAGTATCAAGCAGAGGTGCAAAGGCAGGTTGACGCATTAAATACACAGCTAATGGCAGAATTAACCTTGCTATTGATAGAGAACTATCACAAGGCACAGGGTGAGGTATACAAGCTATTAGCTTCACTAACTGATAGCACGCCTAATGACATTGAAAAACTACCATTGAAGGAATTTGTAGGCTTGTTAAAGCAGCTTGCAGAGGATGAGAGTATAGTCGATTTTTTCAATTTAGTTGCTTAGACGAATGGCCAAGGATTGAGCATTTGCTACTAAGCAACTACAATGATATGAATTATATTATGGATTTAGATGTAAGGGATTTTATGAACCTACTAAATGAGCTATACAAAGACATCCACAGAGAAACCAAGGACAAGCAAGAGGAAAGGCTATTCCATACATGGGGATATATGCTGCCAATGATGAAGGAGCCAATGGACTATCCAACATATAAGCGTAAGGCAATGAGCAGGAGAACGGGCAGCAGGAGGAAGAAGTCGGATTATAGCGGATTGATAGATAGAGTGGAGAAAATAAGGATTAGGCATCAATCGGAGGCAGGTGATTGATATAGAACTATTTAGAATATTTGGGACTATTGATTTAGATGATAAAAACATATCGACTAAATTAAGCGAAGCAGAAAAGGAAGCTAAGAGCCTTAGCGACAGGCTAGGGGAAGCAGGTAACAAGGCTAGAGAATTTGGGGATAAGATGGGCAAGCTAGGAGACAAGCTATTTAAGAGGGTATCATTGCCCTTGATTGCAGCAGGCACAGCAGGCACCAAGATGGCCATGGATGTAGAAACAGGGATAAAGAAAATCACTACCTTAGCAGATAAAGAGATATTGCCTGAATCTAAAATAAGAAAAGAAGTAAAGGCTATATCAAATGCTACTGGAATAGCACAAACCGAGATATCAGAAGCAATTTATGGAGCCTTATCAGCAGGAGTAGAATCAGAAAAGGTTTTAGAATTTGTTAGAAGTGGAGTAGATTTAACTAGAGCAGGATTTACAAGCATGGAAACAGCTATAGATGCTACTACTACTGTATTAAATGCCTATGGTGACGATGCCTTTGACGTAAGCAAGATACATGATATATTTGTACAAACACAAGATAAAG